TACCTTGGGGTGTCCTTTTTGTTTTACTAAGCCTATATTTGACACCTTAGGAAAAACTATTAGAAAATCTTTTGGTGCATTGTACATACAGTAGGCACCCCCGTGCCCCCCCTTGGCCCTCCCTTTGTGATCACAAAAGCAACACCCCACCCCCAAGCTTTCCTTTTGTGATCACATTTGCATTCCTTTGGGATTGCTTGGCTAGATTTGTGATCACATAAGGATTTTTACATAGGGTTATTATATGGGAAATATCCCTAAGCTACCCCTTAGTTTCCTAAAGGTTTAATATCATTAGATTTTCTTGTGATCACATCCCTATTCTATGTCATGTTCTTATAGTTTCCTTTTAGTCTTCCTTATAATATACTTTATGTCTATACTTAAGGATATATAAACCTATACGTTTTTTATCTTGCTTTATTGTTTTTTATTTGTCATCTATTAATCAATCGAAACGACAACAAAACGAGGTTTAACATGTTTTTTCTTGAATTAGATCATCTTGACGGCAATCATTATAGAATTTCTTGGAATGGTTCTGCTACCTATAACTTACAAATTCCCGTTGGTGGTCAATGGGTAGACATTGAATGTTTTACTTGCTATGAGTATGACAATCCAAACGATGCATTTGATTTTGTAATGGATTGGATGATTGAAAATATTGATTCTGTTGACGGGTACAGTCAAGATATTAAAGAGGTTTATGCAGTTTAAGGTTCTTCTTAGGGTTGGCACTTGCGGGTGCCAATCTTTGGAACAATCAACCAACCTTGAAAGGAAATAAAATGCAATTCGAAAAATTTATCTTACCAACACATTGGGCTGTGTATCTTGTCAACAGTGACCCGTCATATCTTGATGACGATGAAATATCTTTGATTGATACCTATGTTGATGACATGCTTGCGACTGGTTATGAGTGCTTTCATGTTGTTGACGTAGACAATGAGTCATATTTTTCTAGGTATCATGATGCGGACAAGGGCAAGTATCTATTGACCGAAGTATCAGAATATCAAGTTCAAACTGCTTAGTTTATATCTTGACAGTTAGCCGTTGCGGCGGCTAATCTCTGGATATAACTCAAACCTAGAAAGGAAATACAATGGCATACAACAAACTGAGCACATATAAAACAGCATGGACACAAGACGATGAAGGCGGTTGTGTCATATATACCAAGACTAAAATCGTGGAGTGGGTAGGTAACAGGATTACACTTAACTCAGGTGGTTGGGAAACTGTCACCACCAAAAGAAAGATGAACCAAGCAAGCCATCAATTCGGCCTAGGCTTTGGTGTATTTCAGAAAGATTTTACTTGGTACGTTGACACGCCACAAGGTGAGACCGTGAGATACTATGACGGTATGACGTTAGAAATGGTCAAGAAATATTAAATTAGGGGTTGCTTTATCTGTGGCACTGGTTCTAGTGTCACTAGATAAACACCTAGGAAAAGGAAAAAGAGTATGTCACACACAAACATTTTAGTAGATGCAGATATTGTAATACGTAACCGTTTGACAGGTAAGGAAGTAGATCTATCTGTCAAGGATATTAGATGCCTATGGATATGGGATGATATATCTAGGGATGCTGCAGAATATTGGGCTGTTTCCGATTGGATAGCAGAAAATTTTGGTAACGGAATAGATTGGTTTTCTATTAAATCATGGACTGGATCACCAATAAAAGAATAAATTAGGGGTTGACAACAAAAAAGAAACATGCTTAAGTTTAACCATAGACAAACACAGAAAGGAAAACAAATGTTTGTATTACTAGCAACAAAAGACTTGAACGACGGAACAAAAGGTTTTCGTTTTAACTTCCTAGGTATTAAGGGACTAACACGAAAACGGAAAGGGCTAAGCCGTGGACTAGGTGTCCAGAAAGGTAAGTGCACCACAGCCTTGCACCTAGGGAAACGCACTGTTTACTTTGAAACAAAACGTAACAGAAAATCAGTGCGACAGCTGCGACATTTTGCAGGATGACCATGGGCAAGTATGTCAAAAGGTTTTTGATAGCTCTCTCAGTGCTACTCAATGTGGCACTGGGGGGACCAAGTAACCAGACGTTTAGTGCTAGGAATTGGCAATGGAAAAGAGAAAAGAGAAAGAACTTAGTCTTTTATATTGACAAAGTTTTAGGCGTCGATCATTGTAGCAACAGCTGGTCCTATTGGATCACCAGAAAGGAAAAGAAAGATGATAAGTAAGAAAAAGAAATGGTCCCCACAGTATGGACAATATACGGAGAGTGATGCCATAATTGATGCTGAATGGCTAGATCCAGATGAGGACCAAGAGAAAATAGAAGAAGAATATTATATAGAAATATGTCAGAAAGGGGACTTGACTTACAGTCCTGACTAGAGTATATACATATATATCCTGCCCTAACGGACAGCCTTATTATACAAAGTAAACCATGACTTGTCAAGAGGAAAATATCATGCAAGAGGACAGCATTTATTTCAGCATAGGGGACCAAGAGTTCGAAGTGCTTAGTGAAGTAGTACAAGAGGGTGAGTTCAAACTAGAAAGATGGTCAGACTTGCCATATGAATTAGACATTATAGCCAACCCAATGATCAGGATCTTAGATGTATTCGACGGGGAAGGAAACAGACATGACCCTACAGTCTTGACAAAGAAACAGCATCAGACTATAATGGAGCTATTGACCCAGAAATACTGGGATGAGGTAGTAGAGGGAGAAGTATGGGTATGACATGGGTAAGCCACCAGCCTTGTCCCTATGAGGACTGCGGTAGCTCAGATGCATTCAGCTACAACACAGAAAGCATGGCTGGCAGATGTCATTCATGCGAGAGAAAATATAGGTTCAACCAAGAAGAAAAGGATGACTGGGAAATGCCAGAGCAAGAACAGATAAGACCTGTCCCAACAGAAGTGCTGACCCCTGTCTATCGTAGTGTCAGAAGTATCAGCAAGGAAACCATGGAGTTCTTTGGGGTCAAGACATTCTTGGATAGCCAAGGAAAAGAGATAAAGCAGGACTACCCCTATCCATCAGGCGGTATCAAGACAAGGTTCTTCCCTAAGGAGTTCAGAGCTAAGAACCTGAAGACAGATGAGCTATTCGGAATGAACCTGTGGAATGCAGGATCAGGAAAGATCGTCACCATAACTGAAGGTGAGCTAGATGCCATGTCAGCCTATCAGATGTGTAAGAACCCTAAGTATGGTTCAGCCTTTGTGTCACTACCATCAGCCACCCCTAGCAATAAGCTATGGGCTAACGTAACGGAGTGGCTCAAATCATTCGATAAGATTATCTTGTCAATAGAACATGATGACCAAGGGAATGCTGTAGCTCAACGCATAGCTAACCTATTCCCTAATAAGGTCTACAGGGTACAGCATGACAAATACAAGGATGCCAATGAGTTCCTTGAGGCAGGTGCAAGGAATGAGTTCTATCATGCATGGTACAACGCCAAGAAGTACACACCTGAGAACATACTGAATACCCCTGACCAGTTCCTTAAGTTATTCAATACGTCAGAGAACCATGTCTATGTTGAGACAGGCATACAGGACTTCGATGATCTATGCATGGGCCTGATGCAAGGACACTTCACATTGTTCAAGGCACAGACAGGTATAGGCAAGACAGAGTTCATGAGATACCTAGAGTATCACATCCTAAAGAATTACCCTGAGATTTCTATAGCTGCATGGCACATGGAAGAGACAAAGCTACGTAGTCTGCTTGGTCTTGTGTCATACTATAGTAACAAGAACCTTACCCGAAAGGATCTAATAGAACAAGAGCAAGCAGAAGAAGAAGTACAAAGGGCTATCGTAGATATAACAAAGGATGAGAGACTATACCAATTCTTCCTTAATGATGAGGACGATCCCCTTGACATACTGGGACACATAAGGTATCTTTCTCAAGCTTGTGGTGTCCGATATGTATTCTTCGAACCTATCCAAGACATCGCAGCTAACATGGCAGGGGATGAAAGCAAAGAACAATTCTTAGCTGATCTATCTGTCAGACTATCTAAGTTAGCAGCTGAGTTAGGGGTAGGCATCATCACTATCGGACATACCAATGATGACGGGGCTGTCAAATACTGCCGCATGATCGAGCAAAGGGCATCAGTGGTTGTAGAATTACAACGTGACAAGATGTCAGAAGACGCAGATGAGAGAAACACAACACGCCTACTGGTCACAAAGAATAGACCCGTTGGCCCCACAGGATACGCAGGTCAGCTATCGTTTGACCCAGCATCCTTTACACTTAAGGAAAAGTATGCAACATATTGATTTCTGGCCTACATTTAGTGCGGTGGTCTACTTCTTAGGAATGATCTTGCACTACTATCATGTGCTCACAGTGTTTTACTTACAGGATATACCAGATGAGGAAAGGAGTAAGGTAAGGACAATGATGTTCTCTTTGATATGGCCTTGGACAGTTATATTGATGACAACGGGGTTGATGGGTGATGGTGATGATGACTAATAAAATTGTAGCTATGGACATAGAGACAGATGCATTAGATGCCACAAGGATCTGGGTTATCTGTGCTCAAGATGTCAACACAGGGGAAACAGAACAGTTCCTCAATGTTGACAGGATACCTGAGGAAAGGGAGAGGTTCATTGAATATTGTCGCACAATACATACTTTTGTTTTCCACAATGGCATTGGCTTTGATGTCGGTGTTATTAATCGACTGGTCAAAGAGGATTGCATTGATCCTACTATGGTTCTCGATACTCTTATTCTGTCTCGCCTTATCCAATACGACTTAGAAGGTGGTCATAGTCTTAAGGCATGGGGTAAACGGCTTAGTGATTTCAAGATGGACTTCAAGGATTTCTCAGTGCTCACCCAAGAGATGATCGACTATTGTCATCAGGATGTAGCTGTCACAGTTAAGATCTATAAGAGGTTCTTAAGTGTTATCAGTAACCCAATGTGGCAAGATGCTATCAGATGTGAGCATGACATACAGATCCTGTGTGAAGAGATGACAAAGAATGGTTTCTATTTCGAGAAAGATAAAGCTGAACATCTTCTGGATGAGATAGAGCTACGCATGTGTGAATTAGAAGAAGGATTCCAACATGACTTTCCACCCAAACTAGAGGAAGTCAATAGGATTATCTATCGTAAAAAACAAGATGGCTCATTGATGGCTAATGTTGTCAAGGCTAAAGAGAAATACCCGAAGACAGAAGTTGATAAGTCTACCTACCCACCTAATCTTATCTGCTATGATTGGGTAGAGTTCAAACCATCGTCACCTAAGATGCGTATTGAAAGACTATGGCAAGCTGGCTGGAAACCAACAGACAAAACCAAGGGGCATATAGAATATGACAGAGAACAAAACCGTAGATAGAGGGGCTAAGTTTGCTAGGTACGGATGGACCTTATCTGAGGCAAACCTTAGCACACTCCCTGAGACAGCCCCTGCAGGAGGCAAACGTCTGACTGAGTGGTTGACACTTGAAGGACGCAGAAGCTCACTGGTGGAGTGGCTAGGACACTGTGGTGACGATTCACGTATTCATGGTAAGTTCCAAGGGATAGGTGCATGGACAGGACGCATGGCACACAGAGCACCTAATCAAGCTAACATCCCAGCTGAGTTTCATGGTACACCTAAGTCAGCCGTAGATGAAGTGAAGGACAAGTATGATGGACAGTTCAGGGCATTGTGGTCAGTGCCTGAGGGCAGCTATCTAGTAGGCACAGATGCTGAGGGTATCCAGCTGCGTATCTTAGCTCACCTTATGAAGTCAGATGAGTATGTCCATGCGATTGTGTCAGGAAAGAAAGAGGATGAGACAGACATCCATAACGTAAACCGTAAGGCTCTGGGTATGTCACACGTAACAAGAGACATGGCTAAGACATTCATCTATGCCTTCTTGCTAGGTGCTGGCACAGGTAAAATCTCACAGATCCTAAAGGTCAGCCACAGAGAAGCCAGTCAAGCTGTCGATAACTTTATGGAATCAATTCAAGGACTTGCTGATCTAAAGAAGAAGGTCATACCTCATATAGCTAAACGTAAATGGTTCAGGGGCTTAGATGGACGTAAGGTTCCTGTCCCTTCTGAGCACAAGACACTAGCAGGTATGCTGCAGAA